TCCCAAGATAACCTAGAGACTGATTTTGTTGATTATATTTTTGCTCTATTTCTTTGTACTGATTTACTTCATTTTCAAGCTCATTCTTTTTGCTTTTTACAAAGTCAATACCATAAGCTTTCTCATAAAGATCTCTAACTTTTTCATAGTTATCTTTATTTAAAATAGGTTTAATAAAGTCATCAAACTCATGCTCTTTATCCATGACTTTAAACTTATACTCAGGTTGCCAATCATCCTCTTCAGGAGGTGCTTCGATAAGGTCAGTCACCTCTTCGGGATTTTCCCTTGGATCAGATTCAATAGGTGTAATTTCTTCTGTTCCTTCATTTTCTACAAATTCACTCATCTATAATGCTCCTTGCATTTGCGGACGGGCCTGTCCTTGCATCTGAGGGAGTTGACCTCCCTGCATCTGAGGTCGGGCCTGACCTCTGTTTTCTATAAGCATCCTTGACATTTCTGCCATTGCGCCTTGGTTTAGCTTTTCTAATTCTTCTAAAGTTGCGCCTTGAGTTTGTAGCTGTTCAATTAACCACTTGACTGATGAATACGGTAGTCTGACTCTTTTCGTTTTTCCATCTTTTTGTGTTACGTAAAAGTCACAGGTAACAAGGTATCCATCTGTAGGGATTAAACCTTGTTGCGCTCTTAAGATTTCTGCCTTTTGTTTGGCATCTATCATCTCATGAGCTTGCACTTTTCTCATATAGTTCTTTTGTATCTGAGGATCAAGAAATTTAAAATCAGGTTTTCTCATCCTGTTTGTTAATCTCTTTACAAGATATAAATGATCATCGTTGTTGTTTATAGGTGGCAACTCTCCACGTTCTAAAGCAAGCATATCATTCTTAGCATTATCATAGTTGATAGTTAGTTCATCAAATGCTTCTTCTTGGTTCATATATGGCATTGACCGCACGATTCTACCAATATCTTCTTTATCAAGTGAACTACCAACATACTGAAGTGTATGATTCATCGCTAGTTGCTTACCAAGCATTGTTTCTGCGTCAGCATCAACACTTTCAATTGTGATTTTATAGGAATTAGGTGATGTATTTTTAAATTCCTTAATATTTACAGCTTCTGCCTTACCAATCATCGGGATTATATCATTAGGCTCTAAATATTGCTTAGAAAGTGCAAGTAGTACTTCAACTTCTTCTCTATTAAATTCTTCAAAAGCTTCTGAGTACTTAGAAAACTTTCTTTTATTCTTAATTGAATGATAAAGAAGTGCATAAGGATCTAATCTACCATCTTTACCTACTACTTCAGCTTCAGTTACACCCATTACATTGTAAAGTTCTGTAATTTGACTGTTCATATACGGAACATACTGCTCACCACTACGGCCCGGCAATATCTTCATATCACCGCCTGCCCCAGTTACAGATATTCCACGAACACCGGGTACTTGACCCCCGTTTGCCATTCGAGAACCATGATTTAAGATAAGCTTGTCATCACCAAGAGTAATCTGCGCAGTTGCTATAGCACTTGCACTTCTATTAATCTCAATTTGGTAGGGACGCATCTGCTTAATCGGCGATCTTCCACGAGGACTTGTAGGTATCCTATCAAACCCTTTCCAAGAAATAGGCCATATACCAAAAGGCAACTCTCCTTCAAATATAACATGGCTTCTAACTGCTATATAATAGTACCCTTCTGGATAATCTTTACACTGCCTATAAAAGTGATAACGGACCATTGTTTCGTTTTTAGTTCTTTCATACGTCCCAGTTTCACCATGAAATACCATATATGTTTCATCTGAAGCTTCTTTGATACTGTTGTATGTCTCAGCATCAACCATGTGTTTCAAATCCCTATCCTTAACCATTTTTCTAATAATTAAGTAAGGGCTATCTTCCATACACTGCGCTTCAGGTGCACGAAGCAAATTAAACGGTAAAACCCTTTCACTTACAAACTGCCCTTGCATAATAGGGTTATCTTTATCAAATAATGGTTCTCCATTCTCATCAAGAAGAATAAAACCATCTTCATCAGTTAGAGGCTCATAGCCTTTTACTCTACCCTTATCTGGATCAAAGAATGTATAAGAGCAAACTTCACCAAAAACAACAAAGTCTTCTCCCTTATCCCTAGTAGCTTGCCTAAGTTTTAATTCTTTCTTGTGGTACTCCAAAACAGAATTGTTCAACTCTGCTGTTTTTTGGTCCTGAATCTCTTCAGGATTGTTAGGCATTACGGTGGCAGATGGTGCATGAGTTAATATATTGGCAACGTAGTCGTTCGTTATCTTTTTAATATGGTTTTTTGTTAGCCTAAGTTTCTGCTGCTTTGTTATGTCTTCTTTACTTCTTATTCTATTCCAAAAGCGTGAACCTTTCCTCTGATAATGATCCCCACTAACAAGAAGAATATTGTTTCTCATTTCTGCAAATATTTCTTGATCTGCAGTTTCTGCTTCTAAATATAGTTTATCGAGTTCATCAGCCGTCAATCTTGGCATATATTACCCCTACTCTAGCTCTCTTTCAGCTAGTAGTGTTTCATATTGCAAAGGATCTTGTAGTTTCATTTCTTCTAACTCAAATTCTTTTGCTACTATCTCATCTTGCTTGATCAGACTATCTTCATCCACTATATTATTTGATATTGCCGTCATCTGTCCTGATGATTGAGCATGTATGCAGTCTTTACATGATTCTTTACTTGCCTGAAAAGATATGCGGAGTTCTTTATAACTAAACTCTGTTACTCCTGACTTGCCACATTCTTTTATTATTTCACAAATACCTTGCGTTGAGAAATAATTTTTAGTACGCAAAGAGTTCATTGTAGTTTTCGATTTCTTCTTCAACTCTAAGCTGTTCTTCTCGTTCATAATCACCTTCAAAAAATTGCTTCCTACGTTTTTGCACTTCTGTTAGTTCAGGTTCCTTCTTCTTTTTTTCCGAAAATAAAGCATCAGTTATTGCCGACCAATCCCAAGGGATTCTAGTAATTGCGTAACGCATACTATCAATAAAATCATCTTTTGCAAATCTTTTTGCAGTTTCTTTTGTTAAAGAAGTTAACTCATTCGAAAGATCCTGCAACTCTTCAATGTCAAAAATATCAAGCATCTCGTTTTTAAACAACACGTTGATTATGTCCTCTCCAATCTCCTGCCCTTTTTCTGCCTTCACAAAGGTCTCACCAAGCCTAGATGAGTACGTTTTAAAGTCCACTGCATGATGGTCATAGCACTGCATGACAGGCTTCATACCGCCTCTGAGGACTCGATACGTTTCAAGTACATCACTTGCAGTTGTGACCTTATCCCTGCCGCCTTTCCATCCCTTAAATACTACACCCTTTTTATAGTCAGGACGCACAGCAACAAAGCATATCGCAGAGGGATGGCCCTTCGCACCTCCACTTCCAATGTCCACGCCTGAGTAAATATGCCAATCACTAGGAATTTTATATGACTCAACCATATTTTTGTTTCGATTATAACACGGATACTTTAAACCGCTGTCAAGCACAAACCTACCATACACCCTGCGTAATACCTCCGCTTCAGACTTGCAGGAGTTTTTTATGATGTTTATCTTCTTTTCAGTCCATGGGCCTGGTGTACCATCCTCGTATTGCATACAGTCATACATGGACACCTGTTGTTTGAAGGCACTTCTTAAAGTTTCATCCCTACAACTAATCCTCTCAACCGCCCTTCTCCAGAAGTCCTGCCCAATAGTAGCTGTAAATACCATGTGAAAGTACCCCTCACTGGCAGCTAGCCTAAACATAAGCTCAGAATATAGAGCTTCAAGCAGTTCCTCATCAGTAAATATCGCGTGTACCGTACCTGACTGCAAGTGCATTACATCTTGTGAGTACGCTTTCAAGTATACAGATACCCCAGTGTTAAATTCAATTTCATGCGGTATACCCTGCCTATTCTTCAAACGCCAACCATACTGAGGATGAGTCATCATATCATCACGAGGCATAAACTCAGGTTCCCACTTCTTTTTAAATTCACTGGCAATCACATCTTTCGATGGATATAAGTACCAAAATTGTCTAGGCTGAGTACTCCATAGATCAGGCCATAGGTTAGGTGATGTTGCCCAATGTATGCACTTTCTTATTTGTGTTGAAGACTTAGATATTTGATTAGCGGCACATAATAGATTTATCTTATTCTTAGATTCAAAAAACTTCCTAGCCCAGCTATACCACTTCCAAGAGTAAAGGTGCGGTAGCTTTTCCTGCATCTTCTTCTTTTCTTGCAAGAGCCTATACTGCTCCATTTTTATATCAAGCAGACCCTTATTGCTCACTAGCCACCTCAGTTATATGTTGCTCTAGTTCACCTTCCATCTGATTACGAAGCATATTCTTTTCAGACCCACTATATTTAGGATCTTCCAATAGTTCTTCCGTTTCCTTAGATAGCTTTTTTATCCTGTCGTCTAAATCATCTATGCTTAAAAGCTTGTTGTCCAACTTATCAACGTCTACAGTTACCGTACTGTTTGCACCGGGTCTTACGTTGTAGTTTACACTTTGACGGTTAATCTGCTGCTGAGTGTATTGGTGAATCTTCTGCGGTATAGCTCCCTTAACTCTCAAATCTAAAAATGCCACAGTCTTTAACATTATGTTGGCAATCTTCTCATCAGGTTCAAGTACCTGCTCCCCTGTAAACTTATCCACCACTGGCAACCCATCTTTATTGAACTTACGCTTATATAGCGGGAAATTCAAAATCTCCCTCATACGGTCAAGCCCATGTTGTAGTGCCTCTTCCATAGCTACTTCATAGTTTACAGGAGGCCTTATTATCCACGCTAAAAGGAGATCATTAGGCGCAATCTTATTTGCAAAGAAATCATTCGTGCAAATACCAACACAGATACGGTAGATACTTATGTTATTTTCCTGATGCGAGGTTCTTCCATAGTTTCTATGTATCATCTCGTACTCACGCCAAAAGTTAGTTCTAAGTCTCTTTAATGTTAGACTAGGCTTTACTAACTTTTCAAGCTCCTCTTCTGGAAGCTCCATGTACTTCATCATACCTTCAGACCGCATCCTTGCCTGCAACCAAGGAGGTGCCATGTTTATCATTGAGCTTTTATTTGATTCAGCGTATGGATCTGTCTTCTGAATATTATTGAATCGCTTCTTGTCGTCATCGCTTAATATACGATGCAATCTGATCAGCATCTCAATTAAAAGCTGTGTGCGGCTGTAACTGCGAATATTGCTCATCGCCATAAA